TTTTTCTTGCAACTCAACCTCTTCGTTTGTTGCTGGCCTGTCCACATGATCACAGTGAAAGCACACCCAAATCCAGCCTTCCCATTCGTTGATGATCATTGGCATTCCGCATTCTGGGCATTTCATACATCCTCCACCCGAAACAAAGCCGGTTTCATGCCGCGGCCATATCCAACAAGTCCAGATTCGCGCACAATCGATATTGGATAGTACAGGCTCAATGCATCTACCCATGGCCGCGCGTGCCTGGCGGATAACCCGATTGCGTCGGCCAGATCATCATTGGTAAAACATTTGCCACGGATTGATTCAAGAAAACGGACTGCTTTGATAGTGCGTTCAATCAACCTGTTTTTGTTGCGGTAATTAGACTTCATTTCTCCCCCAATCCTTAACGAACCTGCTGCACGCGCTCTCAAACCCACCGATAATTGGCCAATACCCGCCACCCTCGCACAACGGGACGATGGTCGGCGGGTTGTATTTACAGCGCCCCTCACCGTCGGTTTCAACAGTTGGGTCGAAATATCTACATGCACTGCAAATTCTTTTACAAAAAAGGTCTTTTTCGTTTTCAAACGCATGACTTAAACAATCTTTTGACATTTTATATCCTATATATAATATGATTGATGTGTGATGCCGGATTCATCCTATTGCCGTTAAATGCCCGCACATGATAGCGGCGTCCGATTCCGATAGGATGTTGGTATACTCGGACAGTCCGGCGTCGCCCGTCAGGAGTCTCGGACGTATGTCATGCAGATTCCCAAAGCCTTGTAAACTCATCTGCTGATTCGTATGCATTGTAATCGTTCATCTTCCTGTCAATGTGCCTTGATATGGCCTTGATGCCATACAGCAGTCTCTCAATCGCTTTTTTACGTTGCGGCTCACTGATTTTGTGCAAAAGCCCCTCTGTTGCCGCCAGTGTAAAATTTATCCAGGTATTCATATCAACCTCACGCTCAAACATAACAGCTGCTTTGTGCAGTTTTTCAGAAACCTTCTTTTGCGCCTTTGCGTCGTATTGACAGATGCTTGGGTTGTACAGATATGGATGCAACGCCTTGTTTGCATCATCTTTAACCCTGGCGCACAGGTTGTTGATCGTTTTGTTTCTTTTTTTTTCTGCATACGCGTCCATTATAAACTCTCCAAGAATTTTACCCATTGCCAGAGTTGCAATTGTGTCAATATAGGCTTTAGACGCCATCGGTTTTACCCTCCCTTATTTTTTTCCGTTCAGGGTGGCCGGTGTTGTGGTCAAAGATGTTTATCCATTGTGGGCAACCAACCCCCCATGTCGCAATTTTCACAGGATGATCAGGATGACAACACCATGGATGCAAGTCCATCCATGTCAGGTATCGGCATGTCCCGCAAATTTGATCTTTAACCAATATGCTATCTCCATTCCTGCAAGCCAAGTTACTGCTACACCACCTGCATTCGATTGATTTTTCTGAAAACATGCGATCTGGTGGCGTTGTGGATGTAATGATGTTTTTTGCTCGATTCTGTAATGCTATAAAATCATCTCTGTTAAAATAAATTCGCTCTGTGTATAGTTCAGATGTGTTTTTGTTTTGAACAACCACCAGGGCACGCTCAAGCCCCGAATACCCCATATAGCACTGGCATTGAGCATAATATGTCGGGTATGTCACCCGAACTCCTGCGGCTTTAAAGGCTTTGAATTTTTTGTCATTGGCCGATTTTATTTCCAGAATATGAGGCTGCTTTGTAACGCCATGAATGATGCCGTCGCAATGACCGCGAAAAAAACCGTTAAAATCTTCAAATCCTGATTGCTGGCCCTCAACGCGATAGCCAGACTTGTTCAGCCAATGGACAACCTCTTCCTCGATGCGATCCCCAAACCGAAACAACATTATGATTCTGCCGTCAATTGGGTTTTGCGGGAAGCCACGAAAGTTTAACCATAACGCTCTATCACATGGCGCTCCAATGGCCGACATGCCCAGGTAACGCCGTGGTGGTTGCTTGTCGCGGCTATTGGCGGCTGTCTCGTACATTGCATTAGCGATATTGTCTATATTTGGTAATGCTGTCAAAATGGCCTCTCCGCAAACGTCTCATCAGTCTGCCAGCTTGAGATTTTCCACCATTTGCCATCTTCAACAATGGTGATGTAGTCCGGTAAGCTCATAGTGATTTCACCTGCACGCGACATGGCCTCGGCCGTTGATTTTGGTTCAGCGGTTTGTACAATCTGCCTCCACCATTGAACAGATTTTGTTCTTGCAAATGGGTGTGCATCTGGGTCGAACATCAGAAAGTGATTCACAAATTCACGAGTAAGCGAGTGTTCAAACTCAACGCGGAGCGACAAGCGCACCATGCGATTACCCTTTTTGCTGGTGTAGTCAGTGATTTCATGGTCGTTAATCCTGACAACGCTTGGCGGGGCAGGCGCAAAAGAAATATCTTTCATCTCTTGCCGATGATTATTTTCGACAACAGGTTCTGGCTCCCATATATAGCAACAACCTGGGCACTCCATCACTCGCGGATGCACCAACTCCTCACAGTTTGGGCAGGTTTTCATCATCGGTTCACCGTTTTCAGATGATCCTCCATGTACAGGGACTTTTGGGTCGTTGATGTCGCCATGGGTTTTAAAATTATTCGACAAATCCAGGATAAGCACATCCTGCTTGTCCGTGTGCGGACGTAAACCACGACCGCACATTTGAACATGAAGCGCCGCAGATTTTGTCGGGCGACACATCAGGATACAATCAGTGGCTGGCTCGTCAAAACCCTCCTGAAGTATTCCAACATTAACGATCACGCGCATTCTACCGGCACGAAACTCTTTCAGCGCCATATCTCTCTGGCCCTGGGGTTGTTTGCTGTGTACCACACACGCTGGCACTCCGTTTTTTTGGAATGCTGATTTTAGCTTTTCGGCATGGTCTATGGTGACAGCAAATGCGATTATGCGTTTTCGATCTGGCGCATAATCTGAAACCGCTTTTACGGCAGAGCCAACATGCACGTCNTTCCCCATTGTTTCGCCGAGCATCGACAAATTAAATTCGCCAGAAACAGCAACAGATGCTAGATCCCACCCAATATCAACGGTCTCTTTGGCCTTGTATTGGCACAAGAACCCTTTCGATTGTAAATCACGGATGCCGATACGATAATGTAGTTGGTTGAACCAGTTTGTGTTGCCGGGCTTACACACAGGGCCGTAAATGTAACCATGTCCCAGGCGCATTGGGGTTGCGGTTAAGCCAATCGTGCGGACTTTTGGATTGTATTTGATCATCGTTGAGAGCCACTGTTTATATTGACTATCAATGTTTTTTGGGGGTAATCTGTGCGCCTCATCAATAATAATGATGTCAAACGGCGCGGTAGTTTCCACGCGGCGGACAAGCGTTTGGACACTACCGATGACAACCGGCTGCTCGGTGTTCACTTGCTGGCCGGTAGACGCGCAAGCAACGCCAATTGGCGCCTGTGGCCATACAGACCTAAGCTTATCCATGGCCTGCTCGATCAAGATTGATCTATGCGCCAGGACACCAATCCGCAGTTGTGGCCACTGCTCAAGCAAGCGCCGGATAAGCTCGGAAAAAAATATTGTTTTTCCGGCCCCGGTCGCCGCTTGCAGCAAGATGAATCTATCGCAAGGTATGGCGGCAATAGTTGCTGCCACCATATCCTCTTGATAGCCTCTGAGTGTGTAGTCCATTATTCTTCCCAGGGCATTTTGCCGGGGGCTGCGGCATTGGCAGTGGTAGACGCTGCAGCAATATGCGCTGGCGGCACGTTTGCCGGTATTGCAGCGGATGCCTTCTTGTTTTTCATCGGCTTGAACGATGATATGCGGTTTTTATCATCATATGTTCCGGTCTTATCAACCTCGATTTTCAGTTTGACGATACACTCAAGACCGTGAAGTTCTTCGGTATCGCGTAGGTTATTTGGGTTGGGGTGTCCGCACACCGTCGCCATAGTCTTTAACCGTTGCAGGCTGATAGCATTACCAAGGCTCATAATATCCCATACCCGGTTGGGTTTGCCGATGATTTCAAACTCCCAATTGATGTAGGGGCCTTTGGCACCCTCTTTGATTTCGCTGTTGCTCACCCGCGCGTGATAATCCCCCGGGGGCAACACGTCGAATCCCTCTTGTACATCCACGCCTGTCAGATCAACATTTAAATTTGCCATGACTTTTAATCCTCCAATATTTTTGTCTTGATGTGGTTTATGTCCGGCTTCTCAATCAATTTGAGCTTGCCGGATCGGTCTTTTGCTGGATACCTCTGCCAGGGTTGGGTAATAAATACACGGTAGTCACTGCCGTCCTCGCCTTTTTGTGTATCCATATATAGTACCTCGTCAAAATAACTTGTTAGACGTTCTTTCAGGGATGAGCCGGAGACTGCCGGGCCAAGAAAACGGCGGTTCATCTCGTCTTTTTCACAGGTTGGTAGACATGTGAAGATGACCGAATACTCCAGCAAGTCCCGAAAACCTTTAACAATGTGTGTCATGAGTTGGTTATATTCGCCCCACAGCGAAAACGAATCAGCTTTGTTCGGGTATTTTGCCTGCATGGCCTCAACGCAGCGGCTGGAAATTTCTGTCAAACTGTCGATAAACACCCATCGAAACTCTGTCCCGGCTGTCAGGTACTCGTAGGCTTCGCGCATATCTGCAAAGCTGCCAATCTCAAACCCGGCTACCTGACCGGATTTGACAAGATCGCGCACAGCCAACAGGCCAGATTCTGCCGACAACACACAAACCTTTTCGTCTTTCGGGAGTGTGCGAAGTAGGCTGGTCTTGCCGATACCGGCGGGGCCGATTACTAATCCGGTGACGCGATCAACGCTTTCCATGGTTATTGGCTTGAGAGTCATTAGAAAGGCACCTCATCGTCAAGCATGGTATATGTTACGGTGGGAGCGCCCGGCTTTACTTCGCGGCACCAGTCAACGGCTTTGGCAAATCCAGGGATATTGTTGGCGGCGCGTTCAATCTCTTTAGCGATTGGTTTGCATTCGACTTTGAATGCGGTGTTGAAGGTGTCAGGGAAATATTCGCGCACCTGGGCCAGTTTCGCTTGATCCCATTTGATGTTGTCGCGCTTGGCGACCGACACGGCAAATCCAGCACCTACCAGCTTTCCAGTCTTGCTGCCATTTTTGTATTCGGCGTTTTCGGCCAAATACAGGTTGATCTTTCTTAGCTCTGTTTGAGC